CCTGTCAATTCTTTTACTGTTGTTGAACCTGTAAAGGTTGTTGGTAAAGAGGAGGTAGGAGGCGTAACTAGGCATCTTGCAGCACTTAATGATGGTATTGCCGAAAGCGTGGGGGCCCCGGTTGATCTAGTCAATATGGGTCTTAGGGCTTTGGGTATCCCTGTATACGACAAACCTATCATGGGTTCTGATTGGATTAAAGGTGGTCTACACTCTTTAGGTGTTGGTCAGCTTGATGATAGATATTCCCCACAATCTAATCTAGAAGAATACACTCAATCAGCTTCAAGAGGTTTGGGCGGGGCTGTCTTGCCTGCTCTAGGTTCGGTAAGTGTTGGGTCGCGGCTAGCTACTAAAGCAGCTTCCGAGATCACAAAACAAAGTGCTCTTCGTAGCTCGGTACGAGAGGGTCTGGTTCAAGCTGCTAAGAATCCTGCACTGACTCTCTCCGCTGAAGCGGGGGAAGGTGTTGGCTCTGCTGTTGCAAGTACGAGTGCTGACAAAATTGCTCCTAATAATCCTTATGTAGAGGCGGGTGCAACTGTTGTTGGTGGTTTGCTTGGTGGCGTTGCCGGTGGAACTCTTGCTAATCGCTTGAAGAATAGTCAGTCTGTTAAAACCCCTGATGCTTCACCAGAAGTAGTTCCTGATGATAACGATGTTGTTAAGAGACTTACCGAAGCCCTGAAAAGCGCAGGTAAATCACAAGAGAATCAAAAAGAGTTGTACTCTCAGGCTCGTAAAGAGCGGGTTGCTAAAGCCGGGCAAGCTTTTGATGGTATGGAAGGGGAGGCTGCTGCAAAAGCAGGTCTCTCAGCTCTTAAAGGGGAGCTGCCTAAAGCAGACTTTGAAAACTTCTCTACTAAGTTCACTCTTGAAGATAGGGATGAACTTTTTTCTAAGATTGTTAAATCAAATAAGCTTACCCCATTTGGTAAAGCTTCGGCTACTTCTGGTCTAACTAAGATTCTGTCAGGAGAGTTGCCTACGGGTTCAGAACTGTCTAAATTGTCTGATGTCTTCCCTAAAGATTTCGTTCAAGAAGTTTTGAAAAAACGTTCAAATATTCAGCAGATGCGCGGAGGTCTTCTGGAAGTTGTTAATCTTCCTAAAGGTCTTATGGGTACACTGGACTTGTCTGCCTCTCTTCGTCAGGGTAAAGGTCTAATCCATAGGAAAGAATGGAGAGATGCTTTCAAAGAGATGCACAAATATTTGATCTCTGAGAAAGCTTTTGATGAACTGGAAACCAGTATCAAAACCTCTCCTGATTATGCTCGCATGGAAGAAGGGGGTCTATCCCTGCCCGGAGTTGGTGACACTGCTACCCAAGTAGAAGACTATTTCTCTTCTCACCTAGCCCAAAGAATTATCGGGGTTGGTAAACTGAATAAAGCCTCAGAGAGAGCTTATGTTGGTTTCTTGAATAAGTTGAGGGCTGATACTTTCAGTAACTTGCTCAGGAAGTTTGAATCGCAAGGTCTTGACGTAGATGATCCTGCCTTGTTGCAAAGTCTCGGTAAATTTATCAATACTTCAACAGGCAGAGGTGGTCTTGGTAAACTGGAGGAAGCCAGTAAAGAGCTTAATGCTATTTTCTGGTCTCCGCGAATGCTAACAGCGTCTTTGAATACTGTAAACCCACTCTACTATAAAGGACTGCATCCAGCAGTTAGGAAAGAAGCTTTCAAGTCTCTTACAGCTCGTGGTGCATATGTAGCCACTATGGCATCTCTGTATGGGCTGGCTGGGTATTCTGTAGAACTGAATCCTCTCAGCTCTGATTTTATGAAGGCCCAACGAGGTGAAGAAAGACTTGATTTTTCTTCAGGTATCACACCTGTAATTGTTGCTGGTGCTAGAACTTTAACCCAATCAACTAAATCTCTATCAACAAAAGAGATCAGGGATTTGGGAAGAAAGGATACGCAACCTGCTATCCAATTTCTCCGGAATAAGTTGTCGCCTAGTGCAGCTCTTGCTGTAGATGCTTTGCTCGGTTCAAATAGTATCGGAGAAAAGTTCGAGTGGGGCCCTGCTCTTACGAATCTTGCAGCACCTATGACTTTGCCTGATGTTCTGATGATGGCAAAAACAGGTGATGTGAAGAATATTCCTGCCGCTGTCTTGATGATCTATGGGGATTCTTACCAGAAGTTCAATACAGACAACTCAGATAAAACTATGAAATATCCTTTTGAGGAGCTTTTTTCAGAACAAACCACCGATTCAGGCCCATCTCTTGAAGAGTTTATGACAGGTGAAGTTGTAAAAGACATTCCTGAAGTAAGCCAAGAAGAGTTTGATAAGGCCCCATCTACGGAGGAATTTGATAACGCACCTGAAACGGAATCTTTTCCTAGTTCTCAGGAATTTGATACCGCTCCTGCTTTTTCTACAGAATCTAACATGGTGGCCGCAGATGCTTTGACAAGTATGGGTTTCCACATAACAGATGAGGGGATACGCTCACAAGAGGAACAGCAGAACTACTACAACACTACTCAAGATGTGTCAACTCCCGGATCAAGTCCGCACGAATACGGTAACGCTATCGACATCAGGGTCCCCTCAGGGGTCTCGCCAAGTGACATCATAGATGCGCTAGAGTCTATAGGTTTCGAAGGAGTTACAATTGTCACTAAGCAACACGGTACAGGACCTCATTGGCACATCCAGTGGGAAAGTGCTGGTGAATAAGGAGCGCCAATGGGACCAAGCAATAGTATTACTCAGGTAGAACGGATCGCAGCGCTAGAGGTTCAAGTATCAGATATGCAGAAACAACAGCAGCAAATCCACGATAAGCTTGATGAGTTGTTAGCCTTGCGTAACAAAGGTCTTGGGGCTTTCTGGCTCTCGTCCGGTCTGCTTGGGACAGGTATCGTAGGTTTTATTGTTCAACTTGTAGACTGGATCAGACATGGCTAATATCAAGTATCTAACTATTCACTGTGCCGCAACTCCCGAAGGACGGGATGTAAAGGCAGCCTCCATCAACGAATGGGATAAGACGAAGTTTGGCCAGACTTCCTACCATTGGGTTATTGAACTCGACGGCAAGAAAGTCCGGGGCCTGAATGACGATGTGAAAGGTGCTCACGTATACGGTAAGAACACCGGCAACATTGGTATTTGCTATGTTGGTGGTGTTGCTAAAGACGTTAAGACGGTGAAGGACACTCGTACTCCTGCTCAGAAGCAGGCTCTTCGAGAACTGGTTGCTGAGTATCGGGCTAAGTATCCCGGTATAAAAGTAGTGGGCCACAGAGATTGGTCTCCTGACCGCAACAAAGACGGGAAGATTACTCCCGATGAATGGATGAAGGGATGTCCTTCGTTTGATGTAGCCACCCAACTGTAAGGAGTGATTATGTTGAAAGTTGTGTCTTACTTGAAGGCACGGCTAGGAGAGAGGAGTACTTGGGTGTCTATTGGCGTAGGCGTTACTGGCGCTGCTGCGTTGGTAATCCCTTGGAGTTATGTCTTCATTGCCGTGGCTGTAATCGGTGCTCTTGTTCCTACTACCTCAAAGGAAAATACCGATGCTTGAATTTCTTAATGGCATTAAGACTTATCTGTACGCCGGGGTTGCAGCAATTGTGCTGGCTCTCGGTGTTACGGTGTACGTCCAACATGTTAAGATTGACAGCAAAAACGAACGTATCAAATCGCTAGGAACTGAACTGTCAGTTTCAAACCAAAGCATCACTGATTTGACTAACTCTCTTACAGAAGTTAGTAATCAATTAGTAGCTAAGGAGCGCGAAGAGCGACGTAAACAAGTAGAGATTGCGGCTAACCTTAGACGCATTCGAGAGCAGGATCGTTCTTTAGAAGCAATGGAGCTGCGATTGCATCAGCGTCCGTCTGTATCTAACTGCCCTGTCCCGGAGGATTTGAAAAATGCGTGGCGCAATCTTTAGTCGCCTGACGGCTCTTAAGCTGATGCCCCTTCTTTTGCTAGGGGCCTGTGCATCTACTCAGCCGGGTATCCGAACCGTAATGGTGGATCGTCCAGTTGTACAGGTAGAACATTGTGTAAAGAAGGAAGATGTACCTGTTCGTCCAGCTCCGCTGAATACAGGCCCTCTCCCTTCTGAACTTGAACAAGCTCTATCAATTGCTCTCGCTAAGATTAGCGAATGGACTCGATACGGCAATAGGACGGATGAAATTCTCCGAGCCTGTGTAGAATAGTCGCCGCTAGAAGACGGCTCTTAATAAAAACCCCGCTCAGCAGTTCCTATTAAGGTTCCGCTGGCGGGGTTTTTTTGTATCTTACTCGATCACACGGCCTACTGAAACAACTTCACACACACCACCAGTGCAGGCCAGTTCTTGTGAAGCAGTAGTGTGGTCCTCTTGTTCGTAGTCTTGCAACTTGGCCCAATCAAACTTAGGGGCCGGATGCTTCTCAAGCCACTCGTTGTACTGCTCTTCTGTGATCTCCTGATAAGGAGCCTGTTTGTATGTCCCTCCATCATAAGGAAGGAACGACACACCAGAGAGGGTATCGAAGTTCTTGAACACCCAAGCACCAACATCCATCCATTCGTCTTCTTGGACGTTGATTGTGGCACTAGGCTTGTGTTCGCACCAGTGTTCCTGCAAACGCTTCCACAGCTCTAATGCTTCAATAGCACTCTGTTTCTCTCTGGTCACTGCTTGGTTAGGAGCCTTGATGGCAAAGTAGAAAACAGTAGTGTTATCAGGAGACATCACATCTGCTTCGCTGTAAACCCCGGATGCCTTAAGGAATTCCGTGAGGGGGTCCTTATTGTCAGCACGAATAGTCCGCAGATAGAAGCCACTGTGTCGGGCGTGAAGGCCAGAGGCGCTGTCAACCAACTGGCTAACGGTTCCGCTCGGCTTAACGCAGGTAGTAGCAGTAGAGGGGTTAATCCTTAGCCGCATTGCCCACTGTCGGTTGGTTTCAACAACCACTTCACGAACGATTGCCATGTTCTCATCAGACAAGACCGCGAGGTTGTCGCAGATGCCTGTGAGTGAGACACCGAGGAGTCGTTCTTCTTCACACTGATCCTTCCAAATCTTTCTCAGATACTTGAAGTCTGTGAAAGTGCTCTGAATTGTTCCGAGGATAGAAGCGACTCTAGCTTTTCTCGACAGAGACGCAAGGTCGTCACTATCTCGTACAACGATTTCAGTGAGGTTGCAGAACTGGAAGGGACGTAGGATAATTTCAGAGCAGGGATTTGTGCCGAAGTCAAAGCTTGGATCGCGTCTTCCATTTCGTGCTGCAATCCTCTGACAAGCATACCTACTAAATAGTCCTCGTTCACCACTCTTACTGTCATAGAGAGCCTTCCATTCGTTCATAAACAAATGAGTATCTGGTCGTCGGCGAGGGTATACTACGCTGTTGTTAGCCAGACGCCGATGCCCCGCTGTATTCCACCACTCACCCGTCTTAGCAATTCGCATACGATCATCTGTCACATCAGACAAAGAGATCATAGCCGACCGACGCACACCACCAACAACAACAATATCAGCGATCTTGCACATCAAGTCATGGCACTCAATGGTGTTTAGGTTGCGGCCTGCTGCATCTTGAAAGAGTTTACAAGAGAAGTGAAAAAGGTCTTCCAGAGGTTCGGGTCCCGAAGCACGTCCTCCAAAAGTTTTGAGCCTAGCTCCGGCAGGTCGAACCTTAGAAGTGTCCCATCGGGGGAGCTGACCAGCAACGAGTAGGGCAATGAGTTCTCGGAAAGCTCGTGCCCATCCTTCTTTACTATCAGCCACGGTAATACAAGTCTCTGTTCGTTCAAACTGCTCGGCAATTCGGGGGAGTTGTCTGACATAATCATCCTCTACAGAAAAGCCTACGCCTGTCCCGCACATCAAGATGTACATAGTCTCGTCAAATGAACGGAGACTGTCGACAGGTAGATAGGCACAGTTGTAAGCAGGCACGTTGCACCGATCAAGGGCTGGTCCTGCTGTCATCATTGCCCGCATAGAGGGCATCACATCGAGATTGAAGATAGCATCTCGGACTTCGCGGGACTCGTCAGGAGACCAGTTATCCTCAATTTGCAAACTATAATAATCTACAAGACGATCTACAGTCTCGCCCCAATCCTCTCGACGCTTCTGATCGTCAAGCCAACGAGCATAACGACTCTTGTAGATGACTTCTTGGTACGGTGAAGCAAACGGGTTTGTCAATATTATAGCCCTCTCATATCTGGCTTAACGTAGCCTTCCGGTTTCAGAATTTTACCATCTTCTCGAATACGTAGTTTACCATCAACCACCTTAGTCATGTTGTTTTCATGTACTCGGTTGAATGCAGGATCAGCAGGAATATCAAAGTACACAGCAATGTTACTCAACACTACTTGTACGTCAGCCCACTCCTTACAAAGCTCAGCCCGGTTCCCCTCAGACGGGTCTTTGACATACCGCTGCATAGCTTCTCGAAGCTCCGTCTGTTCTTCTTTCAGATTGTTTTCATACGAAAGTTCGTATTTGTCGCCCTGTTCCCACGGCGTCTTTCCGCCAGCTTTAAGGAAGTTGGCTACCTTTTGTTCACGAGTAACAGCCATCCAAGTCATTCCGTTGTCCTTAGAGACAGGAAAGGGCGGCACTAAGTCCGCCCCACCCCTCTTCATTAATTAACTGTTTCACCAGTTTCAGCTCCCGTTGCTGGCCGGAGAATAACTTCTAGCGGCTGTGGTTGGTTAAGACTGACAAGATCACCACATGAAACCTGAATAACCTGATGGGTTAGATTGCCTGTTTCTGGGTCTCGTACAAATGCAGTGTTAATAGTAACACGCTCATCAAGGAACTCCAGAAACTTCTGGATACATTCCTCGTCAGTCATTTTCTTGATCTTCATTCCACTCTTCTTTATGTTTTCTGCGTTTGTCAGGAACTACTCTTAGACTATATTTACCACTACGTAAATCTCTTGCGATGTGGTTAAAACGTCGTGCTTTGCGCCGTTCCTTTTCAGGCAGCTTCCTTATACCGACCATTGGTCAACTCTTCAAACCGTTCCAGAAATTCTCGCTTGGCCCGGATAGGTTGAATTGAGCGCCGCTAAGTAACCCAATCCACTGGTCGTCAAGTGCGGTCGTCATTCTCACGCTCCCTAATGAGGAGCTCTAGCCGTGCGAGGGCGTTCCATGCGGCGTGGGCAGCATGAAGAAGTCCACTGTCAGGGTCCAGAACTTCGCCTTTTCCTTCGTAGGCAAGGTGTCGTACCATTGCATCAGAGTAGCGATTGTATCCGTCATCGACGGACTGCCACCCCTTCCAAGCATACTTACTTGCCCCGAAAGCTGAGACGGAAGCAACTGCCTCAATTGCTCTAGGGAAATAAGAAACTGCGCCCCGAAAGATTGGAGCCTTTCCGCCGTCATACTTGATTCCGCCGATTGCGATCTTATCCGTCGAGTCATTCGTGAACTCTTTAGTTTTCATGTTGTGGTAATCCTCTATTGTTTGAGCCAGTTCGCTTGACATTACCCTATCAAGCATAGCGGTCTGGACATCCCAATGATCTAGTTTAGATAGTGGGACGCCACAGAACAGGGACTCATTCATTTCCTGAGCCCAACCAGCGCTTGAACATCTTCGATGTTTTCATCGTTGATCCAATCATTTTCAAGGGCTGCTAGAAGAACTTGCTCAATAGGGACTTGGAGAAACTCTACCAATTCCCAGCTCTCCAGTCGGTCCCTAATTGCGTCCTGTTCAAACTCTCCTAGCGTCACCTTTTATGCTACCTTTTCTCGTTTGCCTGTCTGCCAGCTACCGCACTTAGTGCACTGGAGGCGTTGCACACGGAACATCTTAGTACGGTAATAGCCTCGGCTCTGCAAGCGATTGCTACCACAAGCACCACATTCATGTTTCTCGTCACCGAGATGCGGATGGTTCTTGATGTAAGGCTTGATCTTCTGATACAGTTTTTCAAGCAGTACTACGTCTTGGATGTTGTACTTTTGCATTCGGCCACGAGCCTTCTCGTCGCCTGCAATTACCTTAGCCCACAGCTCGAAGCCTTCGTGCTTAACCTTCTCACCAACACGAAGAAGTGGACCAATGAAGGCTAGTCGATTCATCAAGAACCCAAGCTTACGGATGTGCTTCACTACGTCGATGCTGGTTAGAGGGGGTGGAGGCGGAAGTCCGTCCAACATAAACTCACCATGGAGCTTGGGAAGATCAAACTTGTCACCATTGTAGGTGATAACTGCGTCAGCTTCGCTCAACAGAGCATGAGCTGCGCGAACCATTTCGGCCCTACCGTGAGTCCAATCGGAGTAGAAATGAACTTCTGGATCACCGATCCACTTAGCAGCAAAACAAATCATACCACCGGGTTCAAGCACCTGCTCGTATCCGATGTTTTCTTTGAACGTTCGCCAGACGTATGCTGTTGCAGGTTTAGTCTCAATATCCAAGACTAGAATTTTACTCGCCATAGAATGTATGTCCTCCTATTCTGACGTATCTTCGGAGACCAAGCCATCTTGACATGTCTCTAGTTCGGAAGTGTGTAGCGCCACCAGTAGGGTCTGCACCTGTTGTAGTGACTCTAAAGCCGTTCGGGGGAGCGGCTTGCTTGAACTGTCCGCGCTCCGCTACAACTGAGCACACCGACTTCCTGTTTTGTTTAGCTCGATTAAGGATAACGTGAGCAACTGCTTGTTGTCCTCGGTTACTCTCCCCTCGTGCTTCGGCCCACACGGCTCGCAATAAACACTGCAACGAACGGGGCGGCGACTCCTGAGACGAAGCCGTACCCGAATACAGTAAAAATATCCCAAAAAGTATAGATAAACATATTTTCCTAATTCTTAACCTCTTCGAACCACTGTAGGGGGATCATTCCATCTGCGAATGGAAAGCCATACTTGTTACACCAGTCGGCATAAGTAAGCTTGGACCCTTTCCGCAACTTCGTCCTACTGTTCATAAAGATGAACCGGATGTCCAATTCAGGATTATGCTTCTTAACTGCAATCATCTTAGCTCTGGCACGACTGTCGAAATAGCCCTTCGCCTCTACGATGATACCGTTACTAAGAACAAAGTCAGGGTAGTAGTTCCCTTTCACTAAATAGTGTAAAGAATAAGGCTCGTATGCGACAGTGAAGCCATTCTCCTCTACGTTGTTGTACACTTCTTCTTCGTACTTGCTCCTAAAGTTCACTAGAGAACTCCGTTACCTTCGGCTCTCGAACTACTCTTGTCAAGTACCGTGGTCCGGTGCTGTAGAAGTAGGTCCTGAGACCTTCCCAACAATTGAATTTGTGAGGACAGTAGCTGCAACTGGTTCCGAGTTTCATGTTACCCGACTTACCGTCAGGAGTAGGAGGATACCTAAAAGGAACAGAAGGAGCAGCGAGATTCTCCCGTTGTTGTGCGATGATGGGGCCGGGTGCATTAGCGAGGATGGTCGCCTCATCGAGGGGATCGTAGCAGATTGCTCCGGTCTCCTTGTTGATGACGAGGAAGCCTGCCTCTTTCGTTCGATCCACGGTATGGGCATAGCCCGACAGCTGGGGAATATATCCGAACGCATCGTCCTCTGCAATCCGGCCTTCCTTGAACTTCTGGAAGGCATAACCCGATGCAGACTTGACATCGACAGGGACGTCATCGATCAGACAGTCCATGTGGCCAAGGACACCGTCGACTTCTACTTCACCCTGCTCGAAGGTCACCTCGTGTCCTGCTGCCTTCGTCATAAAGATCAAGAGGATTTCGAGCAGGTCCCCGTAGAGGAACTTCATGTGCGTCTGAGGCGGGATGCCTTCGACATGTTCCGGTTCGTTCTCAGCGAACCACAGTTGACAGCCTGGCTTGCCGATGGCGGACATCCTCAATCCACCTCGCTTCTCTTGTCGAGAGAGCCTACGTCGGAGTGCAGATTTGAACTGTTCTGCCGCCTCATCCAGTAGGCTCTCGTCGACAATCGTTTCGACATCCTCATCCAGCAGGGCAAGGATGTCTTGTGGCAGTGTACGGGGATGCATCATACCAGCCGCCATCCCATGCGCTCTGCATATTTCTTTGCGTCAGCCAGCGTATCAAATGTCTCACAGCGGTAACCCTTGGGCTCCCAGACGATGTAGTGGGTCCGACCATTACAGCTGGTATAGATCTCAAGTTCGGCAGGAAAGTGCTTGAACTTCTGCCGCCGGAACCAAGCGCGAATGCTATCAAAGATTTTCATGATCTCTCCTTCATGTGTGGGCCTTCCACCCACTGGTGCCGAGGAGAGGCGGCATCTGCGCTGGGAACTCCCTGCTG